ACGCTATTGTTATTGTCGATGAATTCTCTAACCTCAACTTCCATGAGTTGGATTCGATGATCACCCGTATTGGTGAAGATTCTAAGATCATGCTGTGTGGTGACATCACTCAGTCTGACTTAACCAAAGACAATGAGAAGTCTGGCATCGCAGACTTTATTAAAATCCTTCAAAACATGAGAGAGTTTTCTTGTGTTGAGTTTGGTATCGATGATATCGTTAGATCTGGTCTCGTTAAATCTTATCTAATCAACAAATATAACCTTGGATTCTAATGTTTAATTTTATTGATGTCGATGTCAACGAAGTTGATGTCGAGCCTGTGAGTCAAGATGGGGTTAGGTTTTATCCTATCCCTGGCGCTGATAAATATTATCCGAGCGTTACTTCAGTTACTTCATTTAAAAATGCACAATTCTTTGCTCAATGGCGCAAAAGGATTGGTGAAACTGAGGCAAATCGTATCACTGCTCGTGCAACTCAAAGGGGCACGGCATTTCATAGCATGGCAGAAGATCACTTCAAGGGGGTACTGGACGTTAACAAATACTTGGAAAATAATCCATTGTCTGTTAGAATGTTTCAGTCCGCAAAGGCTACGCTTAACCGTATTAACAATATTCACTGCCTAGAAACATTTTTATACTCACATTACCTTGGTCTTGCTGGTCGAGTAGACTGCATCGCTGAGTTTGACGGTGAGTTGGCAGTGGTAGATTTTAAAACCTCAACCAAAGAAAAAAGCGAAGAGCATATCGAGCATTATTTTGTGCAAGAAACTGCTTATGCTGCAATGTTTTTAGAAAGAACAGGCATAGAGGTAAAGAAAATTGTCACACTTATCGCGGTTGAAGACGGGTCTATTCAAGTGTTTCAGAAGTACAATCTTGATGACTATCTACAGTTACTTAAATCCTACATCGAAGAGTTTGCAAATGCCAAAGGATAATCCTGAGGAGAAGTTTATGACGCCAACAAAATTTTCGATGGAAATCGAAAGGTTGGTAAAGACTAGCAACGGTTTGATCACCTACGTTGAGGCAGTGGTAACCTACTGCCAAGAAAACGATATCGAAATCGAAACTGTGCCCAAACTGTTGTCTAAACCTCTGAAGGAAAGACTTCGGCATGAAGCACAACGAATGAATTACATGAAGAAAACATCTAAAGGAGTATTGCCACTGTGACTGGATTTGAAGTGTATAAAATGTATCTTGCATTAAAAAACCACTTCACTAAACCTGATTATGATTATGTAAAATACAATGGTAAGACCCGAGCAAGTGAAAAGTCTTTTGAGGGTCGCAATGATGTATATTTTTTCAAGAAATTAGCAACAAAGTATTCTAGCGAAAATATGCTGGATTACTTTGTTGCTAATTTTATTAATGACTCTAAGGGATACCTGAGAAACTTTAGTAGTGACATCTACACTAAATGGAAGGTCCATCAAGAGTCTTTCACTTATAAATTTAAACAGGACATAGATTTACTTCTTGAAGACGTTGGATTTCCCTACGAAGAAAACTTTGATAAACTATTCCATGCAGAAAGAGGTAAACATCCCATTCTTCTTAAGCGATATTACTCTGGAGAAATAAATCTCGAAACCCTTGTTGTCTTTGATCACTGCCTTCAATATGTAACCCGAGTTGACAAGGTATTAACAGATCCTATGTGGAAAGATACTAAATTAAAAGTGCAAAAGTATCAGCCATTTCTAAAGATTGATTGTAAGAAGTATAAGAAAATAATTTTGGAGACAATCAAGGCAAAGTTATGAGTCAATTTTTTAAGTCAGACCAAGTACAAACAGATCTCACTTCTATTTTTGAGACCTATCAGGAAGTTGCAAACAGGACATCTCAACTTGGTAGAATGACCAAGGAAGAAAAGTTAAGTCACATCGCAGATTGTAAAAATCTTATTGATAAACAAAAAACTTTTTACACAAGACTAACTCTTGCTTCACATGATGATCCCGAAGCATCGGATATGAAGACCAGGATCAATGCCCTGGCTCAAGCATTTGGGTATCGTGACCTAGCAGAGTGCATGGATGCTATGGTCAGGACACTAGAACAAGCGGCACAACAGGAGGTTGACCGCGACTAAATAGTATGCTACGATAACCCAGTAGCAAACACACAACAACACACATTTAATACGGAGAATCCAATCATGTCTTTTGCATCTCTAAAGAAGGCTAGTGCCGCTGGCAACACGATTGCCAAACTTACGAAAGAGATCGAGAAAATTAATCAACCTCAGAGTGGGGGCGGTCCTGACGAGCGTCTCTGGAAACCTGAGTTGGACAAGTCTGGCAACGGTTACGCTGTGATCCGTTTCCTTCCTGCTCCTGACGGAGAGGAAATGCCCTGGGCGAAGATCTGGAGTCACGCTTTCAAGGGTCCTGGTGGACAGTGGTATATCGAAAACTCTCTTACCACCATCGGTAAGGACGATCCTGTGGGTGAGTTGAATCGCACCCTCTGGAATAGCGGATCTGATCGTGACAAGGAAACTGCTCGTGCTCAGAAGCGTAAACTGTCCTACTACAGCAACATCTATGTCGTGAGCGATCCTGCTCACCCTGAAAATGAAGGCAAAGTCTTCCTCTACAAGTTTGGTAAGAAGATCTTTGACAAACTGGTGGAAGCAATGCAACCTGCATTTGCAGACGAGACTCCCCTGGATCCCTTCAACTTCTGGACTGGTGCTGACTTCAAACTGAAGATCCGTAAGGTCGATGGTTATTGGAATTACGACAAGTCTGAGTTTGCTTCACCCAGCACTCTCGGTGATTTCTCTGATGACCGTCTTGAATCTATCTGGAAGCAGGCATACTCTCTCGCAGAGTTTGAGGATGCTAAAAACTTCAAGACCTATGAGCAACTTCAGCAGCGTCTGAATCTGGTGCTCGGTAAGGCACCCGCACCTGCACCTCGTATTGATTACGAAACTCAGGAAGATGAGTCTGCAGACTTCAATGCACCTGATATCACTCCTAGCAAGTCTTGGGGTGAGGAAGTTTCTAACTTCCGAGAGAAAGCAGTTGCTTCTTCTCCTGTATCTGATGATGAAGATGATGCACTGTCTTACTTCGCTCGCCTTGCTGAGGAAGACTGATGGATACAGCACTTGACGCTTGGATGAAACTAGATTATGGAGAAGGGTTTCTCTTCTCCCTCTGGATCATCGGCATGTATTATGTCAAACTAAAAATGGATCGACGTTTCGGACGATGAAACTACTTGCTCTCCCCCTGCTATTGCTAACCGCATCTCCTGCAAGTGCTATAACTTGGGGAGAGTTTTGGGAACCGTTTAACGGAAGACGACATACTCATGTCGAAATCCACCACCACCATCGCCCCAAGAGAAAGTGTTTCGACAATGTATACACTGAATCTTGGGACCATCATGGACACAAGCACTACTACTATCGAAGAGTGAGGGTGCCATGCTGGAAGAAGTATCATGATTCCAACGATCATCATCATCACTGAAACCAAAATCGACCTTAGGTTCCCAGAAAAGCGGAAAAAAAATCCCGCCAAAAAATGGGTCCCTAAGGTTTTTTAGTATCCATAACCACTCGATCCAGAAGATCCACTTGATCCAGAAGATCCACTCGATCCGCTGCTACTAGAAGACGAAGAAGACGAAGAGGATGAAGAAGATCCGCCAGAAGAAGATGCTGCGGTGGTAGTAGTAACTACTGCTGCAGTACCAGCGGCACCAGTTGTTGTCGTTGATTGTAATAAAGTTTGTGCAGTTGCAATTGCATCTCCATTATTAAAACTAACACTGCCACCATTTGAAGCAACTGTGGTTGATGTTGATTTTCTATATGTTGCTCTATCGATAAATTTGCTTGCACCAGAGATAGGAGTCTTTTTATGACCATCAGATTGCAATTCTGGGCATTTTTGATATGCAACTAAGGATGCAAATTTCTCTTTGAAGAATTCTACATATCTGTTATCTGGAATACCAATCAGTCGTTTTTTCTCATTTAAGTAAGTTTCATGCTCAATATTGCTCACAGGATAAATTGATTGACTTTGAGACATGATAGTGCCATCTGGCAATACTGCTCTAAAGTCCTCAGTTACCTCAATACCTTCTGCAATAAAAACTGCATCATTATACTCAATTTTATTAGTTTCCCAATGATGAGTAGAATCCCAATTGCCGTATTTTTCTAAAACATAGTTGTTGAGCACTTCTCTATCTTTTGGCCAATCTTCGTATGGATCAACAATGTTGTTTGCGAGCAATATAATCCAATCCAACTCCGCATCTCTATAAAAGGTATATGCGACCATTTCGGGTCTCATGCCTTCTGGAATAAAAAAGGATTCGTAACTGTTAGTATATTTTTCTAGTTTTTCTTCAAGAATAACTCTTCTGAAGATATTTCTAACCAGTTGATAGGAAAAGTTTTCGTTGGCATCTTCTTGACCAACGTAGATTTTGGGTAAGTGAGAAAAATAAGATGCCATTTTAGAATCCTGCTGCTGCGTCTGTTTGTGTCATAAATCTTGTTTCTGCGAAAGAAAGACCAATTTCTACTGCAGGCACAAAGATTTGACTTGCGCCTTTATCGCCATCCTCACTCAAGTCTGCAATAGCATCTTTGAAAGACACATATTGTCCATCGGGGGTGTAGTTTACAGAAACATTATTACAAACACAAGCATGAAACTTGTAGTGTGGAAGTTTTCTGACGGTATTGGTAGCGGGGTCCAATCTTACAAATTCAAGTAAATAACGATCAGGCACTTTTAAGAATTTTCCTTGGAGGTTTGTTGCAGTTCCGCCTGATGCAGCCTGGATAACTTCGTTACCTCCACCGTCAGACTTGTTAAAAGTGTCTTTTAGGTTATTGATAAAATCAAGATCAGCGTCACCAAGTTGAGGTAGACTGCCTACTTTCAAATATTTGATAATTTCAAGAATTTCTTTTGCTTCTGTTTGATTTTTGGCAAACATTTTAAAGGTGAATTGGTGTGATCTAAATTGCACACCATTAAAAACTTGCTCAGTGAATGGATTCATAATTCTACCTGCAGTTAATGCTTGTAGATTATTACCTGATAAGTTTCCACCAACACCAGCAGCACTTGTAAGATTGCTGATTAGTGAAGCACCTTTATTGTAAGCAAATTCTGGTAACAGACCTGCTGCAGCATTTTGTAAGTTAGTTGTTGCTTGCTCAGCAGAGAAACCATCACCTTTTAGAAATTGACCAACTTGGGAAACTGTTTGGGCACCAAAAACACCAGCAGCACCGAGAGCAACTTGCTCGTAGTCTGCATTGTATGAAGTTGTTAATGAAGATGGCATCGCTAGATAAGCGACAGTTTCATTAGTGATAGTAGAGACCTTGCTGCCAGGTAGATTAGTGCCACCATATCCACTATCACTTTTTCCGTAATCAATACGAAATCTTTGGATTTTTAGATAGTCGATAGGACCAGTAGGACCATCAGGACCATCTAACATATCACCCGACACAGGAACTTTTGTTGGATATTTTAGAATCGTAGCCACCTAAATAATTCCACCTGTACGTTACTATGCTATTTATGAGGTATCAAGGACGCTATACCCCATCCTTTCCTCACAAATATAAAGGTGACCCTAGTAATGTTATTTATCGATCTTCTTGGGAATACAAATTCATGAAATGGTGTGATATTACACCGTCTGTTGAAGAGTGGGGTAGTGAAGAAATTATCATTCCTTACATCTCTCCTGTTGATGGAAAACGTCACAGATATTTTCCCGACTTTTATGTGAAGATACAAAATAAAAAATACTTAGTTGAGGTGAAACCTCTTAAGCAAACTAAAGAGCCAAAAACTCAGAAGAGGATTACTAAAAGATATATCAACGAAGTTGTAACCTGGAGTGTCAATCAGGCAAAATGGAAAGCAGCAAAAGAGTTTTGTGCTGACCATAACTGGGAGTTTATGCTAATCACAGAAAAAGAATTAAAGGTATAACACATGGCATTAGAAGATCAAGGAAAAAATGCTCCCAGGCAGAGATTATCTGAATTTTCGGCGTGGTTTAATAATAATGACTATAATCCTAGTCTTAATAATAGGTATTCGCTTGTATTTGTAACTCCAAATATCCTTAGAGCAGGAAAATATCTAGCAGGATTTAATTATGAATTGGGGATGGGAGATAATGCTAATGCATTGAATTTCTATGCAGACTCTGTTAATCTTCCAAGTAAGCAAGTAACAACTGGATCTATTACTAATGTTGGATCTACTTACAACTATGCAACTTCATCGACGTTTAGTCAGATAAACATTACCTTCACTATGCCTAGAAATCATAAAACTAGGATGATTTTTGAGAGATGGGTGCAACTGATGTCCAGTGATGCCAATCAATATACTGATTATTACGATGATTATGTTTGTCCAAGTCTTTATATTTTCAAGTGGGAAAGGGGCGGTGGTCCAACATTTGCCTTACCTGAATTTTTCAAGAAAATTCTAAGATCCCTAGGTATCGATGAATCTAAAGTTACCAAATATAAGGATGACCAGTTGGTAGGTATGTATGACATTCGTAATGTTTTCCCCTACAACATTGGCAGCATGTCTCTTACAAACGAGCAAGCAGGTATTGCAAAAATGGATGTAGGATTTTATTATGAGAGGTATAGATTCTACGGTCAGAGTGAATTTGATGAAATTGGTCGGACGTATGGTTTTAGTAGTGGTGTATCTGCAGATAATGCCTTACAATACAACCAATTCAATCTTGCTCCCAGTGTAGGTACATCTGCAACATCAGGCAAGAGTAGCACCGAGGCATCTTCAAAACAAACAGACGCAAAATAACCCCATAAATAAAATTACTGAATTGAATCTCTATGGCATTACCTAAGTTAAATGTACCTGAGTATACCACTAAAATTCCTTCTAGTGGTGTGCAAATTAAATATAGACCTTTCCTTGTCAAAGAAGAGAAACTTCTTTTCCTCGCAATGGAAACGGGTGAGCAAGCAGATATGATCACTGCTGTGAAAAATATTCTGAAGAATTGCACTAATTACAAAAATATCGATAAACTGTCAACGTTTGACATTGAATACTTGTTTTTGAAAATTCGCACCAGATCTGTTGGTGAGAATGTTGAGGTTAACATCACCTGTCCTGATGATGGCGAGACAGAAGTGCCCGTTACTATTCCTTTGGATGACATTAATGTCGTCACTAGTCCAGATCATAAGAAAGAAATTCAACTGACCGATGATGTTATCCTAACGATGGGATATCCAAGTCTCGATCTCTTCATTCAATCGAATTTTGTTGGTGAAACACCTGGAGTTGAGGAAGTGTTTGAATTGGCAGCATCTTGTGCTGAAAGTATTGCTGATAAAAATCAAGTTTATCTTTGTAAGGACACCCCTAAAAAAGAATTGCTTGAGTTTTTTGAAAATATGAATACTAAGCAGTTTAAGATGGTGCAGGAATTCTTCGATACTATGCCTAAACTTTCGTATGAATTGAAAGTTACTAATCCCAAGACCAAAAAAGAAAACACGATTCTTCTTGAAGGACTGTCCGCTTTTTTCGCATAGCCCTTCTACATAATACCTTAAAGAGTTATTATGAATCTAACTTTTCGCTGATGCACCATCACAAGTGGCCAATGGAATACATTGACAACTTAATTCCTTTTGAAAAGGAGATTTATGTGACCTTGTTAATGAATTATCTCAAAGAAGAGGAACGCAGATACAAGGACCAGCAAGCAAATGGCTAAAATCCAAGCATATAAATTTGTTAATCCAGGAATAAGCAACGCTGCTTCTCCGAAAGCTCGTGCTGCTGCTAAACACACTCTTGCTGTAAATAGAATAGGATCTACTGTAGAAGGGATTGCAAATGTTGTCACTGATCTAGTATCGATTAATAAAGCAACATTAGCCTTTCAAAAAAGAGTTGAAAGGACTAAAAAATTAAATTTAAGACGTGAGAGAGATGCAGCTGCAGAAGAAAGACAGGAGCAGGCATCTTTAAAGTTAAAATCGCAACAGAAACGGAAAGCGGAGAAGGATAAGAAAAAATTAAAGTTAGATAAACCCAAAGACAATCCATTCATGGAGTGGGCGGAGAAAACGTTTGCTCCGTTGAGGGATTTCTTTATTGCGATCGTTGGTATTTCAATTATCAAGAAATACAATGACATAAGAAACGATCCTGAGCAACAAAAAGAGTGGGAAGATTTTTGGTATAAAACCAAATTTGTTTTTGGTAAAATTTATGACTTTGCTACAGGCGCATTTAAGTCTGTAATGGAAGGATGGGAGAAACTCTTTGGGTCAGATGACGAAAAGAGTTTCTTTGACAGAATTGAAGGACTAGGTGATATTATAAAAGGTATTGCTGGTTTTGCTGTTCTTGGATTCTTCCTGAATCCTATGGGACTTGTCAACCTTGTGTTGACTGGCATCGACTTCATGTTGGATGGGGGTGATGATGGTGGAGGAGACCCAGACCTTGATGGTCCTAACAGAAAAACCCCAACAAAAACTGATGCCCAACTCAAAAAGATGGGTCTCAATGATGATCAGATTAAACAATATAGAAAGTTAAGACAGTCTGGTGAAAGTGCAGAAACTGCTCTCAAAGCAGCAAGAAATTTTAAACCAAGACCAAATATTTTCCAAAGAAGCGCAAATGCACTCGGAGGAGCAATTCAATCTACCTTTGGAAAATTAAGACAAGCAGCTGAAGCAACATGGGGATTAACCTCAGATTGGGCAAAAAATCAATATGCAAGTCTTTCCGAAGCTGCTAGAAAACAGTGGGAGAAATTTGCTAATCTTTCTAAAAAATTAAAAAAACAAGCAAAGAGTATTGCAACTAAAGTTGGAGGTGCGCTATCTAGTGCCAAAGACTATGTTGGAAAGGGCATCAACAGCGTTGGTGATAAACTCAAGAATTTTGCGATGGAAAGAATTCTTACTCCAATTCAGGAATTCGTAAAACCTTTACTTGCTAAAGTGAAGTCAATCGCAAGTAAGATGATTGCTCCTTTATTCAACAATCCTCTTGGTAAAAAAATTCTAGAGGCACTGAAGAAAAAAGGTATCAGTGGTGCTGGGGACTTTGTGGGTATTGCCAAGAATGTTGGCGGTAAAGCACTTCCTATTGTCGGTGGTCTTGTAAATTTACTCTTTGCATATGAAAGATTTGCTGGTGGTGATCCTTTTGGTGGATTGTTAGAATCGTTATCTGCAGGTTTTGACCTTGCTGGTATAATCCCTGGTGGTCAGTTTGGTCCCCCAATCTCGATGGGTATTGATGCATATATGTTTGCCAGAGATTTAATTCCTGGTGTGCAAGAATTTGAAGAATCTATGATTAACAAAATTCCTGGTGCAAAGGCAGTTGGGGATTTCATGAAAAAACTTGCTGAACCTCTTCCAAAAAATCTAATCCAGTCGATTATCGGTGCATTAGGTGGCGGTGGTAACGAAGAATTGCCAGAAAAAGCAGCAGGTGGTAAAGTTGCACTGTATGCTGGTCATGCAGACATGAAGACCGATGGTAGTGCAGGTACGCAATATGGCACTAGCGGTGGTGCAATTAGAGGCACTATGTCAACTGCACCAACGCAGTCTTATGCTAAAGGATATCAAAGTAATGAAGCATATTTCAATGATAAGATTGCACAGAAGGCAGCAGCAAAGTCTGGTGGACTTGCAATGTATAGAAAACCAGTAAGAGTTGGTCCTGGAACTGATCCAAATTCTAACTATTCTAGAATTGATAAGGATAATGCTGCGGGCATTACAACAGTTGAGATTCATATGGACGCACCCAAACCTATGGGTAGGCGTGGTATGATCGGTATAAATCCCGATATGAAAACTAGGGGTGCAAATAATGGATTCTTAAAAGCCCTGAATACTGCATATGGTGTACATACAACTCAAAAAGGACTAGGATCTGTAAACAGAAATAATTTGTCTGGACTTTTAGAAGTTGCTCCTCTTGGATGGAACGTATTAAGAAATCACAATTCCTTTATTGAAACAGAATCTTCAAAGATTGCAAATGCACTTAAGTTGGGTGCAAAGGGTAAAGTCCCTGAGGTTACTGGAGATCCCAATGCGGGTGATGTTTCTGGTGATTATACTGGTGATGATTATAGTGGCGGTGGAGATTCTTCTATGGGCGGTCCACCGCCACCTCCACCACCTCCACCAGATCCTATGTCTGCACTTCGTAATTTGCAGACAAGTCTACTTGACGCATTTGGAGTAAAACAAGAAGAAAAGGAAGAAAAGACACCAACTCCTGCTGACATGTTTAAAATGGCAGCTGAAGGAGATCTAAAGGGATTTAGTAGTGGAATTGAATTAAGTAAATTTGATTTCTCAAAAGAATTTGCAATGCAAAATGAGGAAGCAAACATGATACCATTTGCAGTAGCGATCCAAATGCCAGTCCCAATCACTGTCCCGAGAACAATAAATACTGGTGGCGATGAAGTTGTCAACGTCCGTAAATCTCCCTTTGTAGATAAGTAATGGCTACTCAAGTAAAGAAAGGTGCCAAAATTAATTTCTATAAGTTTGTTTCACCTGTAAAGTTAACAGGTAAAACGGAAGATGTTGCGGTTATTAAGGCACAGAATTCAACAACTTCTGCTGTCAACAATTTAGGTAAAACTTTAAACTCTTTAGGAAAAGTTTTACTAGAGTTTAGAGATAACCAAGTCAAACTTC